TGTGACTTAAATGAGAATTGGAGTCATGTGTTCTGGAAACGGAACTAACTTTGAGAACATCGTTGAAAATTGTCCAGACCATGAAGTTGTAGTTATGATCTACAATATCAAAGGATGTGGTGCTCAAGAAAGAGCAGAACGATTGGGTATTCCAAACTGCCGTATTAAGAGTATTGATGAACAAAAAATAATTGATAAACTTAATAGGTACAAAGTTGATTTGGTAGTTCTTGCGGGTTGGATGAAGATTATTACACCGGGATTGATTCATGCTTTTCCGAATAAGATAATTAATATTCATCCATCATTACTTCCAAAGTATAAAGGTCTTAATGCCGTTAAACAGGCATTAGACAGTGGGGATAAAATCACTGGATGTACAGTTCACTATGTGACTGAAGAGTTAGATTCTGGAGGATGTATTGATTCTTCTTCTGTTCCTATTTGTGTAGGAGATACAGAAGAAACTTTACATCACAGAGTTCAGAGAGCAGAACATCGTTTACTTCCTATGGTAATTAACAATTTATTTGGGAATATAAATTAAATGGAATGGGAATGGTTCATTGAGTTACTACAAATGAGACAAGATAAAATTGATACACAAGGCATGAGTCTTCCCTCTAAGGGTAATACTAATTTTAAAAGAGAAGTTCCTCCAATGCCAGTAAAGAACCGTACAATCTTTAGTGCAGAAGAGCGTGAAGAGTTAAAGCAGATTATTCATGAAGCACTTGACGAGAGGGAAAGAGTATGAAGTTTAAAGCATTAGTATTCATTCGATTAAGATCTCAGGTCGATGACTCTCCTGGTAATGCTGTGAGAGATGCCTGTAAGAGATTGTCTGAACTAGATATTAAAAAGTTGAGGTTAGGTAAGGTTATTGACATCTGGATTGAGGCACCTAATAAAGAGTATGCCGCAGAAGAAGTGACTAGACTGAGTGGCAGATTTCTTGCCAATACTGTAATGGAGGATTGGTATTATGAATTGACTGAAATTGATAGTTTCCCTCCAGGAGTAGAATAATGCCACATGAATTCGACCCATGCGAAGCACCTATCGAAGGTGAAGTTGACAAATGGGGATTTACAATTAAACCCACAATCAGTGATGCTGAGTGTATTTTAATTTGTTTAAGAAATGCACCTTGTGGAATTGATAAAAAACAATCAGAACGTTTAGTAAAGGAGTTTGAGAATGGAAGGATTTAATGAACCGGGATCAAATAGGAGTTGGATGGATGAGGGATTTAAAAAGTATATAACACAATATCAACTAGATAATGTAGTTTCACTTTTAAATGGTAAGTTAGAGTATGCCTCTACTTACGATAACACAGGCAAAATCACTAAAAAAATTATTATTACTTACGATGAAACAAACGAAAAAGTGTCAAGTTAAGTCCAAGTTCTACTATATCTTCTGGGGAACTGCTACAGTATCAGTATTATTGGGACAACTATATGTCGGAACTGGATATAGGGTAATGGCAGAAAGCACACTGAGTTTTCAGGATTATCTTACAGAACTTTTAGATACTGCTAATACTTTCTGATGGGACTACTAAAAATTGATAAAAGCAAAATGGTGGAGGAGAAAGTCAAAACTACTCCCCAGAATGTTCAAGAAGCAAATGAAGCACTTTTTCGTGCTACAATGAATTTACCCACTGCCGCAAAACATTGTGGTATGACTCAGAAGGAAATGAAATTGACCTTCTGGGAATATTTGAAATATCATCCTCGTGATTATGAAACGCAATTTTTAGAACTATGAGTTTATTGAATGAAAAGGATGCTATTTGGGCCGCAGATCAGTTTATTAATTACTATTCCAATTTTAATAGGATTGATGATTATATGCGGTTTGTAAAGCAGAGTAGAATGTCCAATTCTACTGGGAGATTGTTTGGTCCTGAAGATGAAATATTCTCAGATTTTTCAATATCTCCTGCGGATATGTCCTTTACTATTCGTGAAGTTGATACTAGCCCAAAACCAAAGAGTAAGTATAATCAAGAATTGTATTCAGAAGTTCTTAACATTACTGCATCTAATGCCATTGAGGAATCTATTCCGGGAAGAACTATTAAGTGGATGGTTACGGAAGATACAACAGGAAAAGTTGTAGGTGTTGTTAGGTTTGGATCCCCAACTATTAATTCTAAACCTAGAAATGATTACTTTGGGGAAGTTCTACCACTTTCAAAAATTAATCATGAGTTTGTAATGGGATTCAACATTGTTCCAGTTCAACCTTTTGGATATAATTACCTTGGTGGAAAACTTCTTGCTCTTCTGGCATCTTCTAACTTTTTAAAAAATCAATTTGATAAAAAGTACGGAACAGATTTACAGTATTTTGAGACAACATCCCTTTATGGAACTACGAAGGGCGTGTCCATGTATGATGGACTTAAACCTTACGTTCGTCATATTGGAGACACTGAAAGTAACTTTCTTCCTTTGTTTCATGATGATTATTTCCGAGAGATGTTCTGGTGGTTTAACAACAATGCAAATGATGGTGAACGTTTGATCTCTGCAGATAAGTCTTCTAAGAAACTTAAGATTCAAACTAAGATGATTTCTATTATTAGGAATTCGTTGCAGGATCGGAAGAAGTTGGAAGACTTTAATACATGTATCAAAAAAGCAAAGTCTTTAACAGAAAAGAAAAGGTATTATTTTTCTAAATTTGGTTATGAACCTGAAGAAGTTATTGAATGGTGGAAAAAGAAGGCATCTAAAAGATATGATAAATTAGTATCTGAAGGAAGACTTCGCACAAAACTTGAATTGTGGTCATTGAACAGCAATTTGCAAATTATTAGGTGAAATATTATGTTTAATTTTGATTTTACATCACACGATTTTACAAATCCTGGATATTTAAAATGTTCTCTTCCGGAGAATGTTAAAAAAGAAGTTGAAAGGACAATAAAAATGCTTAATAATAATGAAGTTGAGTCTAAAGACTATAGGGAAAAGTTGGCAGGACACCTCCAAAAAGAAACATCATTCCCCATCACTGAGAAACTAAAGTATCTAGTGGAATCATTATGTGATGAATATGTATCTATTTTTCTTAAAGAAGATTCTGGTCAATATCATAGGGATTGTAGGAAACAATTAGTTGAAGATGGTTATGAGTTTAAACATATTTTGAGGTCATTATGGATTAATTATGGAAAAAAGCATGACTTTAATCCAATACACCATCATCATGGAAAATTTTCTTTTGTATTGTGGGTAAAAATTCCATATAGACTTGAAGATGAAGACAAAGTATATCCTTATGCAAATGGTAATAATGCGGGAAGATTTATTTTTATCTACCCACGATCAAATAGTATATACCCTATTGCAAGTACTCCTGTCACCTCTGTTGAGTGGGATTTAATTCTTTTTCCGGCAACTCTATCTCATTCGGTTTATCCTTATTTTACTAGTGATGATGAAAGGGTCTCGATATCTGGAAATATCTATTTTGAACCAATTAAAAGTAAGAAAAAAAGAAAGAAAAAATGACTGAACTTAAGGACTGGTTGAACTCAATTAATCAAACTAAGAAGCATTTGATTGATGAAGACCCTTCACTCGAAAAAGAATATCCTCCTTATATTATCAATCGTTGTTTCTCTGGGCATCTTGATACTTTGATGTTTGTCAATGAGATGAATAAGTATAATTTCCTTCCTAAAAGGTTACAATACGACTTCCTTATAAATATTGTGAGGAAAAAGAAGAGATTTTCTCCCTGGCTCCGACAAGATAAGATCAAAGATCTAGATTATGTCAAACGTTATTATGGTTATAGTAATGAAAAGGCAAAACAGGCTTTGAAAATTCTAACAAAAGAACAACTTAATTTTATTAAATCAAAATTTGATACTGGAGGAAAAAGATGAGTGTTGTTAGAGAATCTGAAGTGAAGTGGTCGCAAGACCAAATGGTGGAAGTGGTTCTAGGAGAACCAGATGACTTTCTAAAAGTGCGTGAAACTTTGACTCGTATCGGAGTTGCGTCTAGAAAGGAAAAGAAAATCTATCAGTCCTGTCACATTCTGCACAAACAAGGAAGATATTACCTTGTGCATTTTAAGGAACTATTTGCCCTTGATGGTAAACATGCAAATCTGACATTGAATGATGTTCAGAGACGTAATCGTATTGCACAACTACTTGCTGACTGGGGTTTGATTAGTATTGTAGATGCCGATAAAATTCAGGACATCGCACCACTCAATCAAATTAAGGTTCTTGCATTTAGAGATAAGCAAGACTGGATCCTTGAGACCAAATATAATATTGGGTCGAAGAAGAAAAGGACAGAAGAAACTGAATAAGATTTTGAGAGGGGTTGCGACTCCTCTTTTTTTATGTTATGATATAATTAATTTTTTTTATTTTTATGCAATGGTATAAAAATCATGCTCATCTGGCAAAGTTTAATAAACGTGAAGGTAATTGGGAGTTCCCAAGGTCTGATGGTAAAATTGGTTTTGCTTGTGTGATTCGTATAGAACATATCCATCACTTACTAATAGATTCTAGATTAAAAATGATAGATCTTTGTGACATTGCTTGGAAAGGAAAACATTTATTTCCTCATTATACTGGAGATAATTGCTACTGTTGTAAAGGGGAAAGTGACCCTAAAAATAAAAATGCTGATCCATCATATCCAGGAATTATTTTAGAAAATGCACCTAATCCATATGATAATAAGTATAGGATGATTGATGGTAGGCATAGGATAATGAAGTTGTTACATTCAGGAGTGACATCATCTCAATACTATGTTCTTGATTATGATGAGATAAAGAAGTTTATACTTTTGAGGACATATTCTATTCGAGAAGAGAAATTTGTATATGAGGAGTTTAAAGTTGAGTAAAACCGAATAAGATTTTGAGAGGGGTTGTGACTTCTCTTTACACTAGACTCAGGGGCTTGCGTCCTTGGGTTTTTTAGTGTATACTATATGAGACCTGATAAATCGATGCCTAAAGTTTTTAGAACTTTTGGATTAGAGACAGGGCAAAACCTCAATTTTTTAAACGTATGACACAAGTTAAAATTTTTCCTATCAAGCATGAACCTAAAGTGCGTTCATTAAAAGACACGGTTCTAAACTATAAGAATTCTTACGCACCCGAAGAGTTTCAACGCCCCGAAGCATGGGGAAAAGATGACCGCAAACATTATTTTCAGTCTCTCCTGATGAATCGACTGGAAGGAAACTTTGTCGTCGTAGATGTTGAACTCGCTATCAAAAAACTAGAGAAACTTGCACCTACTGACCGTGCATATAACTTTTTGGTAGAACTTTCCCGTCAAGGAATTGAGTATATTCTCGTTGATGGAAATAACCGCTTTAAGTTCCTCACTGCTCTGATGAATGATGAGTATCAGATCCCACGAGGAACTTATAATTATGCCATTGAAGATGACATCCTGACCCTTGTTGTTGGACCACACAACAATGTGCTTTCTAAACTGCCTAAACTTGTGCAGAAAGTGATCCGTGACCGCCAGTTGATCATTAGTGAATATGTTCAGATTAATTACACTGGTCTGTCTGATGTTTTCACCAATGTGAATAGTGGTGTTCCCCTGAATAATCAGGAGAAGCGTAATGCTATGGACTCACCGTGGGCTGATTGGGTTCGCCAAATTCGCAAGGAGATTGCATCACTCCTGATCACAATGTTTGGTCCTAACTATAAGACCCGACTAAAAGGTGATGAGTGGATTGTTCAATCCTTGGATTTTGCAATCAACTGTTCTTCTGATGAGATCAAAGGTGTTACTCAAGGTTCAATGAACAGTCTCTACAAGAGTGACATCACTGGCATCGATAAGCAATCTTTCTTTGAAACTTTCATCGAACACTCTGATTACATCACTGCAATGATTGTCGATGAAGATTTTACCTTCGATGATAAGACTGACAAGGTAAAAGTCCTGTCTCGTGGTAGCACTGCCATGAATCTTTTTTGGATGATGAATAATGGAGTTGAAACCTATGAAGAGGCCTGTGCTGCTGTAATTGCACACGAAAAGTCATACAAAGACTCTTCATTCATCAATGATGATGGTAACAACTATGTGTGGGCGTGTGGTGGACTTGGTGCCAAAAACAATGAGATGAAGATGCAAATTCTCACTCAGATTGTTGAGAAACTGAATTACTCGGTGGTTGAGTAGTTAACCGAATAAAAATCTACGGAGTTCAACACTCCGTTTTTTTATGCTTTGTTATAAATAATGATGGATGCCTTCGGGGTCCACAAAACACAAACTCGCTTTTAAAGGAGCTAAGAATCATGGGAAACCTTGCACGGTATACTGCTGCGGACCTACCTGCGTTGATGGAACGCATAAATAGGAATAGCATAGGAATGGATGAATATTTCGATAGGTTGTTTAATCTCCACGAAACAACGAAGAATTATCCTCCATTCAATCTAGTCACGGTCAGCGCAGTAGAATCAAGACTAGAACTTGCACTTGCAGGATTTAAAAAGAAAGAAGTAAATGTCTACACACAAGACGGAAAACTCTTTGTCGAAGGACAGAAAGAG